GCGCATAAGTTCAGAACTATCTGCAGCGATTACAGTGAATCCAGCAACGTTATAGGATTCAGTGACTTTCATGCGCTATTCCTCCAATTCATCAAGCAGTTTCTCATAATACTTCAAATGCTCTTGAGTCTCCTCAACTTCCTCTACTGGTATTTTATACTTACCCGCAACAGAAAGCAAGTATTTTTTTGCATCAATCTCATTCAGCACTATTCGGATATCCTCTCTCTTGTCCGAATTCAAACCCTTTCGTTCCTGATTGAAATGATGCACTTCTTCAAGCACATCTGAAATTCGCGGTTCCGTTCTAAACATCAGTACACCGCCGATATGTGACGCATTTGCCTTGGATATATCCAAATGACGTTCAACATCTTCGCCGCCACGCAAAACAGTTCCTCCTGCTTTCTCGACATTTCTGACAAGGCGGTTATATACGGCTTGCGGAATTACCTTTTGACCGTGAGCTCCTATTTTCCAGTGTGTATCGGCTGTTCTATATACTTCCGTATTACTTTTTGCCTCGCACACCCTCAGCCGCTCCGTCTTCGCCCGGATCCCTACCGCTTCGCTGAAATCCTTATACTCGACCGTCTTGATCCTGATCTTCCGCTCGGCTTCCTTCGCCTTATCCTTCAGCCCAGCCGCCTCATACGCTGCCTCTTCGCGCTTCAGCGCCCGGATTTCGCGTTCCCTGCGCCTTTCCTCCTGCGTCGCCTGATAATAAGTGTATGTTCTTCCATCCACGTCAAACGGCCCCGGCTCTTTCTCCCATTCGGTCGGTTCGCTGATCCCAGGCCAGAACGGATAGAAGGCGTGCCGGCAGTTGTAGCCGCACAGCCCTTTGGGATCGCTCGGGTATCCGGTCGCCTCTTCGAGTTTTTCGTACTCTGAATCAGCGCCTTGTACACGGTAGACCTTGCCCTGCCATCCTGCGTGATTTGCATGTCCAACTCCCTCTCTGGCTCCCCAGTGCGCGGAAACTTCGACATATTCAACACCTGTCTGCTCGACGTTGTGCATGGTGATCTCTCCGGCAAGCTGGGCGGAGGCCGTCATAACGGCATTGCGGACCGCTGTATCGAGCTGCCTCGTCACGCCGCTGTCAAAATCAACATGCCGGATTCCCGATTTTGCCAGCTCCCGCACCGCTTCGTCGATCGCCTGCCCATAGCTGTACGCGCCCGATGACAGCTTGACAAACGCCATGTTCATCTCATGCGTAAAGATGCGCTCGGCGCGGACGTTCAGGCCGTCAGCCGTGCGGAACCCCAGCGATTTCGTGAGATTCAGCAGTTCATCGGTCGCGCGCTTGCTGGTCGCTCTGACGATCTGCTCAAACGCCGAATCCATGACCGGCTTTGCGCCCTGCTCCCAGACCGACAGATCCTCGTGAAACGCCATGTTTCCCGCTTCTTCCCACAGCTGCTCCGATTCAACGCGTGCTTCCTGCCGCAGTGCCTCGATCTCGCCAAGGATCAGCTGCTTCATCTCCAGCGTATTGACCGCAATCGCCTCTTGCAGTTTCTTGTCGGCGTTGATCGCCTTCATCACCTGCGCCCGGATCGACGCCGGAGAAAAGCCCTTGTCGCGGAGCGTTTCAGCCATGATTTCGGCAGTCTCCGTCAGCCGCTCGGTTTTTACGAGTCGTCGTACCACATCGTTGATCACCGCCCTCTCGAATTTTTGGTAGAGCGGAACCAGCCGATTGCCCAGCAGTTCAAGCTGCTCCTCGCTCAGCGCCATGCGTTAGTCCTCCGTTTCCTGCCCTGCATCCGGATCGTCAGCCGCTGCCCACTTCGCGGCCTCTTTCTCGTCGAGGTTGTATTTTTGCATCAGGTACAGCTTTTTGACGTATGCACCGCCAATACCGGCAATCACGTCCGCGCGCGTGCTTTCAAGCTCCTCCGCCTTGTTCACGATGTACGAATCGTCAAACTCGATCAGCACCTCAGCATTTTCGTCCCAGCTGCCACCCTGATAGGTATTGGCAAACCACAGGATCGCGCGCACGATTCCGGTGATATACTCTTCCGCCTCGTGCCGCTGCCGGTTGAGCTCTTGCAGCATGTCCTGCCGTTCGCCGATGTACTGGGTGGCCGTCATCAGCGTGCCGGTCGTCTGGTCGAAGTTGTATTTCTTCGTACCGTATCCGAATTGCTGCGAAAGCAGATTCAGCAGAAACTCTATTGTTTCTTTAAAAACGCCGACCCTGATTTCCGGGTTGATTTCATGGATAACGTCATTGCTCTGCGGCAGCTTTTCGCCCAGCATTACAAACTGGCGTTTCATTTGCTCGTTCGGCTTGATCGGTGTGCCCTTGTCATCGAATTTGCACAGAATTTCGTTGATCAGCGTGATCTTTTCTGAGGCTTCCAAGTCGCCGGTCATTGCGGTGAACGCCGCGTCGAGGCCGTACAGAATCGGAATCGCCCTGAATAGTTTCGGCTTGCCGAACCCCTCCATGTCGTCCAGTGTGTTGACCTGGGCGGTGCGCATTACCGCAAACGGCTTGACATTGCCCAACTGCACATCCTGACTCTTTTCGGGGATCGGTTCGCCGTTTTTGTCGAACACGCGGATAAAGTAGCAATACACGCCGTCAACACGCAGGCACACAACCGCAGTATGCTCGATCTCGCCTCCGACGTAGTCCTCGCCGACGAACGCCGCCTCGATGACCTCGTCGTTTTTTGCCGTTAGCGGCACAAAGCCCAGCGCGTCTGTGTAATTCAGCCGGACCTTACCGCCTTTCACGCTGCCGTCCTCATACAGATCGGCGTCTTCGATCCACACATAACACGCAACCGTGCCTTCCGCTGCCGTCAGCTCAAGCTGCTTCCGATACTGCGTGTCGAATCGATTCTCTTTCAGCACGCCGTTAACAAACTCAAACTGCGCCTGATTTTCCTCGCCTGCGTTGATCTCGATAACCTCACACAAGTTCGCGTCATCTGACGCCGCGCGCTCGCCGAATCCCATCCGCTCCAACTGGTACTTGTCGCCGTTTACGCGGTATCGTTTGTGGGCATCGGTTGCCCGCGCCCTGTACCAGTCATCGCACGTCTTAATGATGCTATACGCGCTCTCGTTGATCGCATAGCCCATATCGCGCAGCATGTTTCGGATTGCCGCAATCAATAAACCACCCGCTCTCTGTCTATGTACTCCACAAAATCCAGCCAACAATAGCAAAAACTGTCGTATATGTCGTTGATATTGCCGATATTTTTGTCCTCTGGTCTGTTCTTCTCTTTTTCATCCCACCGGAGCGAGGCGAGTGCCTTTTTGATCGCCTTGCACCCCGGCAGAAACGCCACTCGCTTGCTGCCCAGCAGTGCGCTGATTGTGATCGGTCTGTCCTCCACGCTGTTTTTTCGGCAACCTGTGATATGCCGCCACGGCAGGCCCGCGGATTTGGCAGCTGATACGAGCGTATTGATCATCGTCGGGCTCGCCGAATCACCGAAAACAAAATCAACGCGCCCGAATCGCTCGGTCACGCGCTGATAAAAATCGACGTACAGCCTGCAGATGGCGTTGGCATCGACCGTAGTGTTTGCAGGCAATCCAGCCTCGTCCAGCACAATCAGCCGCTTGTAGCCGCCCACATAGCCGCAGGCGGTCATTCGCGTTGCCGATCCGTTGCCGCCGAAGTCGATGCCTATGGTCAGTTTGGTAAACATCGGCAAGTCTCCGGAAAAATCCCAGGCGTTCGGAGTTTCTGCAAAGCTCGGAAAAATGACGCCTTCCGCTGTCACCCACAAGCCCTTGATATACCGCAGAAAAAATACTCCCTGATACTGGTTATAATATCTCTGCTTGACCTCTTCACTCAGCGTCAGGTTGTCGTCCATCTCAAAATGCAGATAGACCAGTTTTCTGATCCGGCAGCGAAGGATCCATTTTTGATAAAACCAATGCTCCGGATCGTTCGGGTTGCAGTTAAACCAGAATTTCGAACCGGTCACAGACCAGCGCGCCGTCGCCTGATTGACGAAACTCTCCGGCATCAGAGCAACTTCGTCAAAGAACACGCCCGCAAGGGTGATGCCCTGTATCAGATCCTGACTGCCTTCGTCCTTGCCACCGAACAGATAAAACTCATTCGTCACACTGCCGATCGAAACAATCAGCAGATTGTCCGTCCTGCGCTCATTTGCCGCGTATCCTCGCGCCTTCAGCTGCCTTTTCAGCGTATTCAGGACGTTTCGGCGGAGGGATGCAATGGTTTTGCCGCACAGGGCGAAATTTTGATTCCGAAACGTCTCCATCGCCCACACAACGAACGAAAACGCCATCGAAACGGTCTTGCCGCTTCGGATCGCGCCGTCAGCGATGATGCCGTTGTAATCAGCAAACACGCTGCCGGTCCGCCACCATGTAAGCACCCGCAGCTGTCGATCAGACAGCGGCCCCCACTGAAATTCAGCTGTTTTCGTTGCCATTGTCATCACTCTCCGGCAGCATAGCACTGTCGTCGCAACCGGCGCAAACGCGTTTTGCGGCTTCCTCCAACGACTGCTTCAGACCATCGTCAGGGCGCGCCGTTGCGCTTTCTGCGGCCTCCTCGCGCTGTTTGTCGCGCCATATATCAGGCCGTCTGTTTTTCAGCCAGAATATCTGCGCCGTCACATCGGGCTGTACTTCTTTGGTGACGATTTTCGTTGTAACCAGCTTTCGCTCACCGCTG